AAGACGGCTTACAGGGTGTACCGGCTGCCATACGGCCCGACGCGCTGCCGGTAGTAACATCACTGGAACAGCTTATTGAGCAGATGACTGCACTATATAAAGAAGAACACAAATACAAAACGATCATCATCGACAGCGTAACAGCGCTCGAACGACTATTCATGCAGAACGTTATCGACAGCGACCCCAAGAAGCCGAAGTCTATCAACCAGGCTTTAGGCGGATATGGCGCAGGCCTTGGCGCAGTAGCCACACTGCACCACCGAGTCGGCAAACTAATGTCAAAGATCAATGCCGATAAAAACATTGCTATCGTATACATCGCCCATGCCGACACCGAAACAATCGAACTACCGGACATGGACCCGTACACCCGCTATAACCTTCGCCTCGGCAAACGCTCAGTAGCACCTTATGTAGACGATGTTGATATGGTCGGCTTCTTAAAGCTGCAAACGTATACCAGCGGCGACGGCGACAAGAAAAAAGCCACGTCAGACGGCAGCCGACTATTGGTAACCTATGCCACCGCGTCGAACGTCAGCAAAAACCGGTACGGCATCACTGATAATATATTCGTCCCGAAAAACGAAAACCCGTTAGCACAATACATTCCGGCTTTAGCCACTTATAACAAAGAAGGTAAATAATATGTCATTCTTCGATCTTTCAGACGGCAAAACAGCAGCAGCTTCAACTTCATTTGACAGCAATGTTCAGATTAAGCCGATCCCGGCTAATACTCAGGTAGTGGCGGCAATTGACGAAATTAAATGGGACGAATATCAGGGCGACTCGTTTGTCTCGGCGCGCTGGGTAGTATTAGATGGCGAACATAAAGGCCGCAAAATCTTCCATAAGATCCGCGTAAAAGAGCAGGATAAAACCAAACGCGATCGTGCTTTAAAGATGCTCGCTGCTATCGATGCCAATGCCGGTGGCGATCTAATGCGCAACGGCACCGAACCCGGTGATAGCCAGCTCAGCTCTGCGCTATCCAATAAGCCGATGGCCATTAAGCTGGGCCTTTGGGAAATTGACGACAAGTCAGGCAACTGGGTCATGGCAGTATCGCCGGTCAACTCCGCACCCGCTGCACCAGTAGCCGCCGAAGACATCCCCTTCTGATAACACTGGCCCTACGGGGCCTTTTTTTTCGAGGTAAAAACAATGGAACAGCTTTCCCAAGAATGGTTTGACGCCCGCAAAGGCCGGGTCACTGGCTCCCAGATTGGTGCGATCCTTGGCGTTAATCCGTGGTCTAGCACCAAAGACGCCATGCGCTCAATCCTAGGTCAATCAACTTTTACCGGCAACGTCGCCACCGAATACGGAAGCCGGAACGAGGAAAACGCCGTATTCGATTTCGAGCTTGAAACAGGGATCACCATTAAAGAATGCGGATTTATAGTCCACCCTGAATACGAATGGCTCGGCGCTTCACCCGATGGATTGATTGGCGCAGATGCCATTGCCGAAATTAAATGCCCGTTTGGGTTGCGTGAAAAGCCCGACCCGGAATTTAAAAGCTTGGCACATATGCCGCACTATTATGCCCAGGTTCAGTACGAAATGTTTTGCAGCGAACGGACGACAGCGTATTTTATCCAATGGAACCGGTTTAAATTTGATACGGAAATGGTTTTTTTCAGTCAGCAATATATTGACAAAACCCTGCCCAAGCTTAAAGCATTCCACGACCAGTATTTGGCGGCGGTTGCTTAGATGAGAAACAATCCGCGCGTAATGACACCCGGCGCGCTCCGCTCGTTCCGCCGATTGCAACACAAATGCACTTTGGCAGAGCTAGCATACTATTTTAAAATAAGTGAACCGCACGCGTGCCGAATAAGAGCGGGCGAAAACTGGGGCAACAAATGTTAAGACCATACCAACAAAACGCGGTGGATGCCGCGAAAGCTTTTCTTTCTAAATGTTATGACCCCTGCATCATCGATGCTGCAACGGGTGCGGGAAAATCGCACATCATCGCAGATCTTGCGCAATGGATTCACGAAACCAGCAAAAAACGGGTGCTTTGTTTGGCACCATCTAAAGAGCTGGTCGAACAGAACCACGGTAAATACATTGCAGCCGGCGGCATGGCAAGCCTGTACAGTGCCTCGACTGGGCAAAAGAGCTTAGAGCACTATGTCGTATTCGGCACGCCTGGCACCGTTAAAAACAGCTTGGAACGGTTCAAAAACTTCGCAGCCGTTATCGTTGATGAAGCCCACGGCATCACACCGACAATTAAATTTATCATTAATGATCTGCGCGAAAAGAACCCTCAGCTGCGCGTGCTGGGCTTGTCTGCCACGCCGTACCGGCTAGGCAGTGGCTATATATATCAGCTCGATGAAAATGGCAGAGCGATACCGGAACACGAAACAGTAGAACCATATTTTAAAAAGCTGGTGTTCAAAATAGGCGCGAAAGAATTAATCGACCAAGGCTATCTAACGCCGCCAACGACAGAACGCCACGCTGGTTATGATACTACCGGTTTGGAATTAAACAACATGGGCAAATTTGATGCCCGCCAGGTTGAAAAGGCTTTCGAAGGTGAAGGCCGGAAAACAGCCGCTATCATTGCCGAGGTGGTTGAGCTGTCCGCTGGGCGCAAAGGTGTAATGATATTTGCAGCAACCGTACCTCACGCCAAAGAAGTTATGCAAAGCTTGCCACGCGGTAACAGCGCTTTGGTCACGGGCGAAACGCCAAAAGCTGAACGCGAACAAATACTAAAAGCTTTCAAAGCTCGGCAGATAAAATACCTGGTCAACGTTTCCGTGCTGACAACCGGCTTCGATGCAAGCCACGTCGATGTAATTGCCATCTTGCGCGCCACCGAGTCTGTCGGATTAATGCAACAGATAATCGGGCGCGGGTTGCGCATCGATCCCGGCAAACAAGATTGCCTAGTTTTGGACTACGCGGAAAACATCGAACGCCACTGCCCCGATGGCGATGTATTTAATCCGAATATCAAAGCGTATAAATCCACAAAGGTGGTAGGTGGTGCCGAAGTTGAATGCCCCGACTGTAATTATATAAATGATTTCTCGGGCCGACCGAATCCTGATCAATTCCATATAACGAAAGATGGATACTTCGCCGACCTGGCAGGCGTGAAACTAGAAATACCCTCACACTTTGGCAGGCGATGCCACGGTGAATTTTTAGCCGCGGGAACATATGCCAGGTGCGAACATCGGTGGGCATCTAAAGAGTGCGAGAAGTGCCAACATGCGAACGATGTTGCGGCACGCTATTGTGAAAAGTGCAAAGGCGAACTGATCGACCCGAACGAAAAGCTGGTCATGGAATTTAGGAAGTTGAAGTCAGATCCATACGCCAAAAGCACCGACAAGGTTTTGAGCTGGCACTGCCAAGAATGGATAAGCAAAAGCGGAAACCAAACATTGAAGGTCGACTACACAACCGAGTATCGATCATTTTGCATTTGGTATATGCCGGAAAAGGTGGACGAATGGGAGTCACTAAATGAATCTGTTTTTAGTGGTAGAATTGCGCCATCAATTGAAGTTTTTTTATCATCGCTTCCGAACTATGGCGTAATGCCGAAAACGCTAACGCTCAAAAAGATGAAAGAAAAAGGCTTCTATAAAATCTATGGACACAATGAGGCATTAGATGAAATTCCCGAAATCAATTAAAGTTTACGGCGACATTAAATACAGAGGGCCATGCTCGCCAGAGTCTGCCGAACAGATCACGCTATTTAACCAGCTATCACCAAAGCTGCGCGCAATAGCCCTACACCCGCGCAATGAGGGCAAACGAACGCCAGGCCAGGTTATGCGCCACAAAGCGGAAGGGATGACCACCGGCGCTGCTGACATTATTATAATCGGATCACCGCCTTTTGTGTGCGAGCTAAAAAGAATGGATCACACTAAATCCAAAATATCACCGGAGCAGATCGCGTTTCTTAATAACTGTCAGGACGCTGGCGCGTTTGTCTGTATTGCACTGGGCTGGAAAGGAGTAGTTGATGCAATTGCCGACTGGCAAAAGACCTAGGCACTACGCCGACGATGTAATCTATGGTCGGTCAACCCTGGACCAGGTGCCGCCAGACTGGCGTGAGCTCATCCTAAAGCATGTTCAAATAGCATGTATACAACTAGGCTCCCAAGTTGCCAAAGGCCGCGACAGGGCCGCTAGGGCCGCCATGCTTAAACTAGTCCCACCAATAATCCTGCCGGATGTCGAACGCCTCGCCAAAGAATACTATAGTAATAAAAACTCCGTTTGATATAGCTAATTGGTATATTAAAGGTGCTTGCAGTGCTTGCACCTATAGTCAGCATGCCTTAATATTCCCCTATCGAAAGCAAACAAACAAACAAACGGAGCACACAACATGATCAACATCGCAGAGATAATCAAAAACGGCGTTCAGATTGAAGTAGATGCACTTGACGCACTGTACATCTACATTACCACCGCAGGCTTCATGGCTATCTATATCGGCTCTGGCATTGATAACGAAGGCGTTGAATATGTATCTGGCCAGCCAATTAAAGCGACCGTCGCGGAAATACTTACCGCGTTCGATTATGACTCGGCCTTTAAAGCAAAGCATTACCACCGCACCACTGGCAAGAAATCACCCGGCGCTCATATGGCATGGCTTGAAGATCAGTGCACCGGTGATCTTGACGCAATGAACCCAAACTTTTAATCAACTGGCCCCACGGGGCCAAAATTAAACAACGGAGAAACACCATGAAATCACTAATCGAATCTATCGGCTGCATCCTTCTAGGTATCGCATTAGCCAGCCCGTTTTACGCTTATGTTATGGGCTGGATATGAAAACATTAACGTGGTCCGACATTACCACGCTCACGACCAAAGACGCCGGCGGGCGCTGGCAGGTTAATCCGGGCTCAATCGCTGCTCAGTACATCAGCGAGGGGCAGTATAAAGAACCGACCCGAGCATATCCGCATAGCTATACTCGGGTGCTTAGAACGCCGCGCTTCTCCGCTTACATTGCGCGAAATGACATTACACTAGCAAAACAATTTGGGATTAAATAATGGCAACACTAATTAAAAATCGCGGCTATCGTATTCAAGATGCTATACACCAGATGGCCATTGACGAAAGCCAAGCCACCGGCCTTAGCTTGAATAAAACGGTCGAGGCATTAATTCAAGAAGCGTACATCGCACGCCGACTTGCTAAAATGGGGATGACAAAATGAGCACACCAGAAATTGATTTGCGCAACATGCTAAACCAAGAGGCATACGATGAAGACTTGGATGACGCGTACACCCATTGGGTTGAATATAGTGTTGTGCCAGATCTTGCTAAATATTTAGCAGCTTTTGACTATGATAAATTTGACTCAGCCGTCACTAATTTTAAGATGTTCGGCGCGGACCCAATTATCAGCTGGATCTTTGAAATGATTACAGACAGCTATGATGTTTATTATGCGTTTATGATGCGCGAGCGCGACGACATTGATTTCAATGAGATCGCCGAAACTTATGTCAATGCTTATGTTTGTCTAGATCATTACATACAGTATAACGAAGAGGTCACGCTGAATGACTACTAACACCACGGCACAAGAAATCGCAGAGTATCGCGAAACGATCAAAGCGTTGTTAGATACCATTGAATTCATGGAAGGCGGGCACATACCGCCAGAGCTTTTAAACATGGTTACGAAAAGCGCGCATTGGTCATTAGACAAATACTCTAAAAACCAGCCGTCAACTGAAATACAAGGTGAACTATTATGACAATCTTGCAAGTTATGATCACGCTGTCGGTAATGATGTTTTGTGTTCAAGTCGCTTTTTGCATTTATGTCGAACAGATGAAATGGTATTGGGCACTCTATAGCGCGTTAGTAATTTACACGACTGTAGTTGTTTTGCTGGCAGTGTTGGCGAACGTCGATATTATATTTCCTCAAGTCCTTTTGAAGGTATAGATTATGATTAAATTTAAACGACTAACAGAAACAGCAGTTACACCAATGCGTCAGACAGACGGTGCAGCCGGGTTCGATATATATTCTGACCATGATCTTGCGAGGGTTCACTTCGGCCAGGTGGTAGTGATTAGCACCGGCATTGCTGTTGCTATCCCTGAGGGCTTTGTTGGCCTTATAAAGCCGCGCAGCGGCCTTGCAGTGCGTCGAGGCGTAGATACTATGGCTGGCGTTATCGATAGCGATTATCGGGGTGAAATCCGGGTTGTCCTAACAGTCCACAGCACCGACATCGTTCCTTTTAGAGTCGAGCCAGGTGAGCGCATCGCGCAGCTGGTGGTAGTGCCCGTAATGCTTGAATCGATGGAAGTTGCAGACCTTGACGATACCGAACGCGGCGAAAGCGGTTTCGGCTCGACTGGTGCGCTCTAATGGCCAGACCACTACCTTATAAGAAGCCGTGCTACTCGTGCGGCAAAATAGTTGCAGCACCGCTGTACTTGAATCACAAAAGCGGCAAACGCCATTTGAGCTGTCAACCATGCGAAGATAAGTACCGCCAGGTTACCGCGCGCAGCGAACTGGATCGCCCAGATCACTCTAAATTAAATTCATTATGGAAAATAACGAAATGAACTACGCAAAAGTGACACCAGCCGACCTGCGCTCAGATGCAGAAAAATTATACGCACGCGCAGACGCTTTGGAACAAGGTTTAAAATTCTTTGAGGGTAAAGTGTGCGAACTTTGCGGCGGAACGAAACGACACACCCGCAGCTCGCGGTGCGTAAACACTCGCGAGCATATCGACAATTCGCTGCTGGTGGAAAACCTACGGGAAAAGAAAACCGACCAGCTTAGCACCAAAGCCTGGCGTTAGTTATTTGCCCCGGTTGCTAGGCCTGGCA